TGTACCATATTTAAAGTCTAAGTAAAATACTAGACCAGATGGTAAGTTCATTGGTTGAACTGATACAAAGTCTTGAGCTGCAATCTCACCAAAGATTCTACGAACCAATGGAAGTGCAACACCAGACCATTCTTCAGAATTCGCACCGGCAGTAGCACCACTAGCAGTACCACCCGTACCTGAATTCTCTTGGATTAACTGTCTTGCTTGGTTTTCAAGCATAACCGCCATTCCATTCTTTTTAAAATCCTCATTTAAACCATCAAGAAGACCTGTTTTATCCCATTTATTAACTAAATGTTTAGATTCTTCTTGTTGTTTTTTATAAGGACTGGCTCCTAAAAGAGCCTCATTTACATAATCACTCATGATTATTTTCTCCTAATTACTTGATTAAACCAGCAAGTTTTTTAAACCTGTTAGCAACTTGAGCTTCTTCAGTAATCACTTTTCGTGATTCTCTGGAAGGTTTAGTTGAACTAACAGCAGTACTAGCCGATTCTTTAATTGATTTACGAGTTACAATTGAACCATTGTCATTGAATTGTTCAGCAAGAGTTGAGTAAACAAGTTTAATCTCTCTTGTTGTTTGAGCTCTGTCAAAAGTTTCAACAACTTTTAGTTTTTGATTGTTATCTAACGAATAAGATTTAAATAATTTATTTGTAAATAACAATTTAGCATTCAAGATATTCACCTCATGAAGTTTGTCTTTTAAGAAATGAACTGCTTCTTTATACTCTTTAAGTTCAGCATGAATTTTAGATTCTTCAACTTCTGAATCTTCATCTTCATCTTCACCTTCAAGTCGAATGTCATATTCTTCATCAACAGCGTCTTCTTCGTCACCACCGTCTTCTTGTTCAGAATATACTTCAGGTTTTTCTTCAGCATTTTCGTCATAAGCATCGTCTTGTTCAGAATACACTTCAGCTTTTTCTTCAGCATTTTCGTCATAAGCATCATCCTGTTCTGCAACAGGTTCAGTTTCTTCTTCATCTTCACCTTCTTCTTCAGAAAGTTCAGATTCAAGCTCACGAATTATAGCTTCTAAGTCAAGATTACCTTCTTCATCTTCTTCAGCAGGAACTTCTTCAGCTGGAACTTCTTCATCATCTTCAACTGGGACTTCGTCTTGCTCTTCAGCAGGAACTTCTTCGTCACCGAATTCATCTTGCTCTTCAGCAGGAACTTCTTCGTCACCGAATTCATCTTGCTCTTCAGCAGGAACTTCATCAGAAACTTCTTCTTCGTCACCGAATTCATCTTGCTCTTCAGCAGGAACTTCTTCGTCTTCATGCTCGTCTTCTTTTAGTTTAGCAGAAAGCATATTCTTCAGTTGAGGTGTGAATGCTTCTTCTAAAGCCATTTTAGCATTTGCTAGAGCTGTTTCACGAACTGCTTTAGCATCAGCAATAGCTTCTTTTAGAATATCACCCATGATATTTCTCCTCATAATATTTTATTTGGAATAAGTTTATTCAGGAAACTTAATATTTGTTAAGTTATATTTAGACACCGTATAAGATTAAGACGGTGTATTTGATAAGTCTTTGTATATATAAGTATAAAGTTTTTATTAAAAACTAATAATTATTTTCTTCTTTTATATATTTATATTTATTTCTTAATATTGCTAAATTTTTCTTTTCTCTGCGAAGTTTTGATGGTTTCTCATAATAAGATTTTTTTCTTAAATCTAACATTATGTTACTTTCTTTAACTTTCTTTTTGAAAATTCTTAACGCCTTTTCTACTTGTCCATCATATACTTCTACTTGTAAACCTTGTAAATCTTTTTTAGGTTTTCGCCTAAAATTTTTCTTTTTTTTCATATTAACCTCTTACTTTAATTTTGTTTTTAAGTAATAACTCTAAAAATTTATTTCTATGTTTTGGAAGTATAAAAAACTTTATTTCTTTACCACTTGAACCTAAAATTTTAATATCATAATCTTTTTCCATTTTTAATCTCATTTGTTTAATTATTTTAGTTACTACATTTATAACTTTTTTATCATTTGGTAAATATAATTCAACGAATTTACCTTCATTCAACTCTAAAATAATTTCTCTAATTCTATGTCTTAAAACACTTTCATCCATTTTTTGTTTTTGAGATTTTATAAATTCCTTGGCCAAATATCTTTCTCTACCATATTGAGCCTTTGTCCATTTCTTTCTCATTGACTTTGGCATTGATTCATAATCTTCTGATAGATTGTTATTTACTAACCAAGATACTCTACGACAATCAGCCATATAAGTTTTTTTATATCTATTTTCTTCAAGAGTTTTCATCCACATTTTAATTTCTTTTACAGTACATCTTTTACCTTTTGATTCTCTTACTGATTCTTTTTGGGATTTCTTTTTCTTTTTAGCTGCTTTTTCAGCTGCATCCATTTTAGCATTTGCTGCATCTGCAGCTGACATAGCTTTTTTATCTATATCTTTTGCAGAACCAGGTTTTGTTGGTCTACCACTACCAGGTCCACCTTCTGTTACTTCTTTCTCTTCTTTCTCTTCTTTATCAAATGGATTATCCATTATATCAGTAGTCTTCTTATGTTCACCATCTTTTTTTGGTTCTGGAGCTGGAGCTGGTGGTTTACCACCTTCTTTCAGTTCATCAATGGATTGTCTGATAAGTTCTTTAAGTTGACTCTTGGTTATTTTCACCATCTTCCTCCTCTATAAGTTGTGCTTCACTCAAACAACCTCTAGCGACTGCCGTGTGAGCGTCTTCTACTAATGTAAATTTTGATACTGGTATAGGAAACTCATCTTGATTAAATTGTTCACCTACAACATCCATAAAACCTTTAACCAACGCAGTTCCTCCTCCAAATACAACAGGAACATCTTCAGGAAAGTTTGGTACACTTTCAGCATTATTAAACTGATGTGTTAAATTTACTAATAAGTAATTAACTAATGCTCCATAATAAGAACGAATAGCATTGACTATATTTTGTTCATCAGTACCTTCTGCATAAATATCAGCTATTGCTGATTTAGTCAAATCTAATTGACTTGAATTTTCTTTAACTGCAATCACTTTTGCTTTTGTAACACCACAATCATTTGCTACATTTTCATCAATCCAATCTCCACCTCTTGCTACAGAGAAAGAGAGTGAGCTCATACCTTGATACATTACACATACATTACACATTCCAGCACCCATCGATATTGCAATCCCTGTTAAATCATTATCCACGAGTCCTTCATAGGCGAGAGCTACACTCTCCTCTATAACTTTAACATCGTATCCATATGTTTCAATAATTTGTTTCAATACATCTTCGTGATAAGAAACTTCTCTTGTTTGGTCAATTGGTTTAGCAGGTATACAATAAACACAAGTTTCTTTTCCTTTTGCCTTACCAACCAATTCACCAATGATTGCATTCAATACAGGTAAAGCATCTTTTTCTTTTGGATTTAATAACCCACTTTGCATTGGTCTTTTTAATTCTGTTGTACTAAATATTTGTGCATAATTAAAAGCGTGTTGTCCAACGATGTGAACCTTACCTGCTTTTTCCACAAATGGTATTCTTTGTCTTTTCAACATTCTTTTGACTTGATTTGCATCACCGTCAACTGTTAAGAATACATTTCTTTGTTTTTTTATACTATTTTCTGTGGCTGTTATATAATAACTTGTTCCACAATCTAAGCCTTTTGCCATATTAACCTCTTATTTTCTTAATTTCTTAATTTACTTTCATTTGTTTTTTAACTGTTCTTAAAAATTTTATTAGTTCTTCTCTACCTAAATGTATAGGTTTTCCCTTATCATCAAAAAGAGTAAGTCCTTTAGTTGTATCCATATGAATTCTAATTCCACTTGGAAGCTTACCTTTACTTTTACCAAGCTTTGTACCTTCAAATGTATAACCCATATTTTTTCTTATTAAACTAAGTAAAACTCTCATATTTTTTTTATCTAAACCAAGTTTTCCTTTTTTTCCATATAGTTGTAAGTTACCATCCATAAAACTAACATCTACATCATTAGAAATTCTGATTGTTTTACCTCTATGTTCAGGTTTATCTGATTTCTTTTTAAAAAAATCAAAAAACCCTTCAGAGTATAACTCTTCCCTAATAATTTCTTTCAATCTTAATTTAGTTAATTTCATTTTCGTAAACTCCTCAGTTTATCTTTTTGGGTTTTTACTTTACCCTTAATTTTTTCATCTAACTTGACACTACTCTCATCTGATTTTGTATCCACTATCATCTTTTTGTTTACGCCTACTTCAATCGGACTCATATCTTTTTTAACTTTTGTTTCCTCTATCGTTGAAGTTTTTATTACCTCCCCGATATTAAAGTTGGGAGACTTGTGAAACTTAAAGTTTTTTGACGCCCATATTAGTATTATCCAACATCCTAAAACCAATTGCCATAACAAAACGCTATAAATAAGAAAGTGGACTAAATGATGTAATAAATCCATTATTTTTTCCTAAGCATATCTCCAAGAGCAGGTATTCCACTTACACTATTAATATCAGATAATCTTTTTGTTGGTCTTTTATCTAAAGATTCTTTTGTGCTTTTTACAGCTTTAGATATAGCCTGTCTTTTCTTATGAAGATACTCATCAGAAGCATCTGTATCTCCATCATTGTCGATATCTTTATCTTCTCTATCTTCAAAGTCATCACCAGGTTCTACTTTTTCTGGGTCAGCTTTATCAAGAGCTTCAGATATATCATAATAACGATTAAGAACATGTCCTATATCTTCATATAGAGCAGTTAATCTTTGATTCAAGGAATGTGCTTCTTTTGCAGTTTTTTGAAATTCAACAACACTACCTTTTAATGATTTCATATTTCTATTTACTGAAACTTTGTCAAACCAGTCATCTTGTTCACCAAGAATATGAGAATGAGCAGATTCAGCAACTTCAGATAGTTGTTTAGCTATTTCAACTATGTTATTACTGTTATAAAGTTGTTTACCAACAATACCATAGTTTCTAACACCTTCAACTACTTTGTATTTATCTACTTGTGGTGATTCTTCAAACACCTCTTGTAGTATTTTTTTTAGTTTTGCCATTTTATGTCTCCCATTTTTAAAAATTTAATTCTTTTAACTAATTAGTTTGAAATGGATTTTTTTGTATATTTCCGTATAAACTTCCATTACCACTTCCACCACCTGCTACTTGATTTTGTCCTATTTTATTACTCATACCTGGTATTCTACTTTCAGGGTCAAATCCATCAAATCCTAAATCATCACCAAAACCTGTTGGTATATTAGGAGTTGGTTTTTCTGGTGTTGGTGTTGTTGATTCAGGGTCGAATGCATCAATTCCTAAATCATCACCAAATCCTGCTGGTATATTATGTCCTATTTTATCATTACCTGGTATTCTACTTTCAGGGTCATCTATATCAAATCCTAAATCGTCACCGAAACCAACTGGATTACCACCTGGTCCTAATAATGAACTAATTCCACCACCTTCAGGTTCAAAATCATCAAATCCTAAATCATCACCGAAACCACCTTTTCTTTCAGGTGTAAAATCATCAAAACCTATATCATCTCCGAAACCACCTTTTCTTTCAGGGTTAAAATCATCAAAACCTATATCATCTCCGAAACCACCTTTTCTATCAGGTTCAAAATCATCAAATCCTAAATCATCACCGAAACCACCTTTTCTATCAGGGTCAATATCATCAAATCCTATATCATCACCAAATCCTTTTATTTGGTCTTGAAGTTTTTGTCGTATCCCACCGCCTTGTCTATCAGGGTTAAAACCATCAAATCCTAAATCATCACCGAAACCACCTTTTCTATCAGGTTCAAAATCATCAAATCCTATATCATCACCGAAACCTTTTATCTGATTTTCAAGTTGTTGTCTTAAATTACCACCACCTTCAGGGTCAATATCATCAAATCCTATATCATCACCGAAACCACCTTTTCTATCAGGTTCGAAACCATCAAAACCTATATCGTCACCAAAACTAGCTGGATTACCACCTGGTCCTAATAATGAATTAATTCCACCACCTTCAGGGTCAAAATCATCATAACCTATATCATCACCGAAACCTCTTGTTTGGTTACCTTGTTGTTGTCGTAAATTTCTACCATTGGAATCAGGGTCAAAATTATCAAATCCTAAATCGTCACCAAATCCTTTTATTTGGTTTTGAAGTTTGATGTGATGGTTTTTTCTTTTTTCAGGTTCAATATCATCAAAACCTATATCATCACCGAAACCACCTTTTCTATCAGGGTCAAAATCATCAAATCCTAAATCATCACCAAATCCTTTTATTTGGTCTTGAAGTTTTTGTTGTATCCCACCGCCTTTTCTTTCAGGTTCAAAATCATCATAACCTATATCGTCACCGAAACCTCGTGGTTTATTTATACTTATTAATTTTAATAAATCTGACATATCATATCCTTAAAAAAATATTATTTTTATTATAATTCCTATTAATGCAGTATAAGCAATCCACATAGAATGTGTAACTGCCTGTTTCCACCT